TCCAGCGGAAATCCTCTTCCAGACCTTCAATGTACTTCAGCACCAGCTCAGTATCGGTGAATTCAGTCGACAAGGATGCGAGCCAAAGGTATCGCTTAGGTTGTTGGGCGAGGGAGAGAGCCTGCTTCCAGCACTGATTGAGGAGAGTGTCGTCCAGGTACTTCGGATGAAGTGTCCAGAGTCGGTTCATGTCATCCTGCCTTGAGTTGTTTGTGTGGTCGAGGAGTCGGAGTAATTCCCTTTGCCATCCGAGCAATCTTCATCAGACGTTCAAGCTCTTCAGGAGACAGTGTTTCAGCACTACTGTGGCTTTCACTAGAGAAGAGATCATTGCCGTGGATGAATGCCACGATGTACTCGTTTAGGGATTTCCGGAAGGCTTTCAGGTAGTGAGGAAACATGATGCTGAATTCGATGGCTTGTGCCTCAGTCGCCCAGTAATGAAGACGCTTGGGTGAACTTCGGAGATATTTTATACTGACGGTTCTCTTATCTTGGATAACACCGAGAACTTGGATAGCCAGTCGAACCTCGTATGATTTCAGCTTACCGTACCAGACGTGGCCCTTCACTTCTTCAGTAGTGAGGTCGTCTAGATGAATGCCAGCTTTGGCGGCGAGCTTCTCCAGCTTCTCCCGAGCAACAGTCTGCTCAGCAGGAGTTGCCCCGGGGTTTTCAGCGAGAGCCTTTAGGGATCTCAGTAGGTCGGGTGTAATTTCCATATGAGTAGTTCTCCTTCACTGGACATGGCAAGAAGAAGAAGACTAAGGACACAGAGAAGAGCTATCGATGTACTCAGGCTGCAGAGCTGCTGATGTAATTCTTACCCAGCCACGGCCATACTCTTCATACACAGTGACCAAGTTTGTCGGAGGGATAGAGTAGAGAAAGGTGGACTGGTTGCTGGGTGCTGACCAAACAGCAGCAGTACCACAGACTTCCGCCTGGTATGTTGTCTGCACAGTTGAAGGAGCCTGATAGGAGTAGACACCTTGGGTATTCTCAGGCAGACGTGAAGTTTCACCTCGGCTAACGAAGAGGAAGAGACCTCCCAGGAAGATCAAAGCTAAGACAGTAACGATGACCCAAAGGGGCCCAGTGAGAACGGGGCCTTCCTCCATGTCAATCGAGACAGCGGGAGTTGGATGGTGGTGAGGTCGTGGTGAAGATTGCTGGATGGTAGGTCGGGAGACTGGTTGGGGTCGTGATTGTCCTTGTTCACGCTTCCAGGCCATGAACTCTTCCTCGTACCACTTCTCCTCTTCAGTCCAGTCTTCCTCGCCAACGTAATCTTCATCACCGGGGTAGGGGCCATAGTTGACGGGTTGAGTGGACGGGGGTACTCGATAGGCGGGTACTCGTGTTGTGACTGAGGATTTCTTCTGCGAGGGACCGCCTTCAATGGGTAGCTTCTTTCCTTCCTGGTCGGGGTGTCGTATAATAGTCATAGTATCCTCCGGGATACAAGAAATGACCCCAGTGGTGAATGGCCACTGGGGTCGAGATGTGTGGTGATGAGACGAGGTTTATTCGTCTTCGTCTTCGTCCTCGAGGTCCTCGAGATCCTCGTCTTCTTCCCCGAAGCCATCATCCTCAGGGACCTCATCCTCGACCACAGGTGCCTTGGCTTTGGAAGCCTTGCCCTTGGGCGCCTTGGAAGCCTTGCCCTTGAGTGCCTTCTCTTCCTTCACCTCAGGGTGCAGGACTTTGGCGTCGTAACGGGCGAAGACATCAGAGCCGAATTCGGCGGACAGGATGACGGAGATCGCCTGGTCTTTGTTCTGGAAGGCGGCCTTGGAGCCAGCTTCCTTCATTGCCTTCACCAAACCGGGTTTGGTGAGCTTGGTGAGCTCCGCGTAGTGGGTGTTCATCGCTTCCAGATTGCGACGATATTTCCGGCGGGTTGCGCGGGCTTGAACTTTGTCGAGCTGAGTTGTTTTTGTTGCGGCCATTTTGTGTGCCTCCTTAGGGCGGGTGACGTGGTGCACCAGGTGTGCGCCAGTCATGTAATATGGTGTCAAAGATTATCGCAAGACAGACGTTGAATATCAGGGGTTAGCTGTTGCTGGAGACCTCCTTATCTTCCTTCCTGCGTCTAGGAATCCATGTTGGTAGAGTGCTCTCTGGTGAAGGCTTGCCGTGATACATCTCATATCGTTCCAGCAAGTTACCCGACAGGAAGGAGGCAACGACTTCGCCTTCCTGAGGAAATCCTTCTATGAGACGAAGGAAGAACCCCAATTGTGCATCAGCCATGAGCTGAACCAAACCGCACATCCATTCGTCCAGGTCACGTGAAGGACAAGCGGCAAAGCCCAAGCATTTCAGTATCTGGCATTCCAGCTCTGAAAGAGGTGTTGTGAGAGGTTTATTGACCAGGATGGACATCATCACCTCCGAGAGTTTGGATAGCTTCTTCCAGGAAAAGGGAGAGCTGACCCAAGAATTGCTCCTGCAGAAGCTCAGGGTCCATGTCCTTGACGTTCAGCTCATCAACAGGAATGTCAGAGATGTAATACGTCTTCCGAGCTGGGGAGACTCCCAGAGTGGAAAGGCTGAAGGTGATACTCAATGTGGCATGAGCATTGAATGAGATCATCATCAGGTCAGCTGAGTTCTCTGGATGTGTGTCAAGAGTGACAATGCCCCGGGACTCGAAGTCCTGCAGCCAGTAGTCCACTTCATGTGGTGAGAGTCCAGACTTCTCAACGAGTGTTGGGAAGCTCAGGGCCTTGGGATGGGCTTCCCGTAGGATGCCCAAGACAGTGTGGTGTTGTTTATCGTTCATCATGTTGTTTCTCCTTCTGCGAACTCATAAAAGGTGAGAGAAAAGGACTCATTCTTGACAGTCTTAGAAGTGATGAGTCCAGCTGACTCTAGTGCGTTGAGGTGATAACTGATAACAGCGGGGGAGAGATCAAAGTGCTTCTCCAGACGACGAGCCAATGTAGGCTTCGGGGATCGTTCTCGAATCAGATCAAGGATAGCTTGTGTGGTGTTGTTCACGGAAGTACCTCCAGAGCTCTCTGGATAAACTCGAGTGTCTTTCCTGCCAGAGGCAGCTGATGCATCTGCTCTCTCGTCGCCCAGACAAAGTCAGAGTGTTCAGGTGAGAGGTAGCAGGAAAGGGCAACTGGGACTGGTGCCGAGAAGATATGAACAAGGACACCGAGTTGACTGATCATTTCTCCGTGGTCTTTCAGCTCCTGCGTGAGCATGAGGATGTGAGTTTCCTCCAGGCATTCACGAAGAGCTGTTTCAATGGGCTCCTCCCCGGGTTCGGCAAAGCCACCGGGAACGCTCCAACCAGACAGGCTGCGACTATTCCGATTGAGGAGTAGGACCTGACGGTCAGGCGTGTACAGGACGAGAACAGCAGCATGAGATTCCATCGGTTCCTCCTTCACCAGCACATATAGTTACTTCGAAGAGCAACGTTGCCATCTGCCAGCTTCTTACGTTTGCTGATACAACCACCACCGTGAACGTATTCGAGCCAGTAGGTAACTTGGTCTTCAACATCGGCGGGGCAGATAACAGTGACCGATTTATACGGAAGTTTGTCCTTCCAGACAGGACACAGTGTGGGAAGTCCAGAAGCCTTCAATTCAGCAGGGGTGAGATCACTGGGCATGCCCCGGGCAACCAGCATGCCCCGATTGATGCGGCTCATGGTGATTTCATCGAAGGTACCCCAGACATCATCCTGCGTGATACTGGAGAGGATTGGTGTGTTGGTTGGGGGAAGCTCCTGGATAGACAGGGGTGCTGAAACAGGACCGCCGGGAGGTTTATTGCTGAATGTGAGTTTCTGAGGTTTCTTCCCAGGTTCGAGGGTGGGGCCTTCAACAGTGACAGTAGCCGAGCCAGAGAGGGTAATCCACTCAGGGTGCTCCCGGTTGGGGTGACCAGACCACTGGGCTTCAATGACTGCTGAGTCCAGATGGGTGAACCCCAGTCGGTTTTGGGCTTCAGTCAGGCAGAACTTCTCAATGCGTCGTTTGTAGGCTTTCTTGCCTGCGAGGCTGGTGTTGAATGAGAATGAAAATTCGACAGACTTGGTGTTTGACATCGGTTGCTCCTTTGGTGTCATCAGGTTATTTCAACTCCTCGGCCCCGGATGACCGGGGCGTTGGATGTGGTGATGATACTGGATTAGAAGGAAGCCTTCCAGTGGGGGAATTCCTTGCGGAATGTGGCTTTTGCCAGCTTGTACTGCTTGAGGGAAGCGGGGGGAAGCATGTATTGCTGTTCGGTTGCCAGTCGAAGGGCTTCTGACCAGTCAGTGAGGTGTTCCTCGTTGTCTTGGGCAACTTCGTATCCAGCTTCAATGACCAGTTGAACATTGAAGGGCTGAGTTGGTGTTGCCTTGGGGGCTGCCTTCTTTTGCTTCTTGGCTTTGGCGACCAGGGCATCGAACTTGGCTTGGTTTTGGGCTTCAACATCCTGCCAGTACTTCAGCTCGGCTTTCAGCTCCTGACGTCTGGCGGCTTTGGCTGCCTTCTTGTCAGCACTGGATTTGCCAGTGGCGGATTTGAGTGTCCAGTCGGCGTAGATGGTGTCGGCCTGGGGGAATGCGGTGCCTTCGGTTTCACCGAAGCCGATGAACAGGCCATCATCTCGCAGGTAGTAAAGGTCGCCTTCGATGGAGTAGTTTTCACCAGGAATGAGGATCTTCTGGGCATCGGCCTTGGCGATGCGTTTGGCTGCCCGTCTGGCTGCCTTCTTGGCTTTCTTCTCCTCTTTGGTCATCGGGGTGCGTTTGGTGGTATTGGACGCCTTCGGTGATTTACCTCCCTTTGACTTCTTGGGTTGAGGTGTTGCTGCCCAGGAAGAGGGGAAGTAGTGGTCAATAGACTTCTGGTACCCGAATTCTTTGATGCGGGCTTGGTCTCGCAGGAGGGCATCCTGCTTGGGGTCACTGGCAAGCTTGTGGTAGTGGTCCCTCCAGAAGGCGAGGGTGTCGAGGTCGTTGATGTCGGTATTTGAAAGTGCCATGGTGGTTGCTCCTTATGGTGAATGGTGAATAACAATACCAGTATTCTACGATGATATCGGCGAAAGTCTAATAGGCAACATCGTCGATTTCACTATACGTTCGTACCCCTATCATCGTTCTGGTCAAATTCCTGCTTGGCCCTTTTTATCTCATCCCTGAGAAGTGTCAGCAGGAAATCACCAATCATATCTTGTTCCATCGACTCTGGGATATGGAGCTGAAGGGTTCTCTGGGTACCCTCACGTGATTGGGTTAGGATACCGAGGTTGATGGTGATAAGAATAACCTTCTTAGACTGTGTGGTGTTTTGCGTCATCAGGTAACTCCTTGCCCAGGTAAGTATCGATAGCTTTCTGCAAAGCCGTCTCCAGGAGGGAAATGAGATTGTATCCCAGCAGGGTCTTCACCGTCAGATACTTTTCTGAGGGTAATGAGAAACCAAACCGACTAGCAATACCCTCCTGATTGTCAGTGTTGCTGATGATAACTCGAAACTCAACTTTGATGGCCATAGGATATCTCCTGGGGTGCTGATACTGGTATCGCAAGATGTCAGGATGATGCCTCTCAGGAACATCACCACCATACCCGAGATTTGATGCTTCATACCCTATATAGGTATAGGTACAAGGAACCCCTAGGGTTCAGGAAAGGTGTGCCAACACCTTTCCTGCCTATCCCTATCAACCATTTACAAATCCAGGAAGACTCGTTATACTAGGCCCAGAGACAGCATGGCTACCTCAGGTTTAGGTCTTGCGATAAGTATCGCAATCCCATTTACCTGAGGTATTTTCATGGCACCTGATATTCCCATCAGCAGAAACAGACGAAGAAGAATCCGCAGGGGTCAACGAACTAAACGCCTCCGACTGGAGGTCGTTCAGTTGTTAGGCGGACATTGTCAACGTTGTGGCTTTGATGATTATAGAGCCCTCCAGATTGACCACGTCTTCAGCGATGGAAGTCAGGAGAAACGGAGAGGTCCTGGATTTTACCTCATGTTACTGGCTCTCCCCGATAAGATACTACGACAACGATATCAGCTCCTTTGCTGCAACTGCAATTGGATCAAACGGGAAGAGGCTCAAGAGGTTAGGAGGTATCACCTATGAAATTCATCGCATCCATTCCAGGACGACGAAAAGCCTTTGACATTCCCGGTACACGTACAGAGTTACGCATGGCATTAGAACTACCAGAGACAGAGGTACCCAAGGCTCTCCGATTGATTTTACTTCGTGGTCAGCTGTTTCGAGTGTTTATCACTGAGCTGAGAGAGGATGAGTCCCAACAGCTTCCAGGAAAGAAGACGAAGGGAGGAGTCTTCAAGAAGGTCGGAGTACCTCTGGAGTTCTGGGCATCTGTCTGTCCTCGGGATGGAGCCATCCGTATCAGCGGGTTAGATGGCATGCACATTATTCTTCAGCTTCCAATGATCGATGACCGTTTATTGGTTCAGCTCTTGACCTTCCGGGAAAAACAGTTCATGGTTTATATCCCTGAGAAGGTCAGTGAGAAACATACAGTCATCGATGCCTCACAGAAAGGGAAACAGCGATGACATTAGACAGTGAGCAACGAGAGACCATTGATAACCTGGGAGGACTTACCCCCGGTCGAATTGTCCACTATGTGCTGGAGACCTATCACCACAGAGCAGCTATGGTTATCAACGTCCTGGATGGAGTGAAGGAAGTGGTGAATCTTCTGGTCTTCTGTGACCCTACAACAGATAACCGAACAGCCGTGCTTGAGTTGGTCTTGAACTGCAGCTTCAGCAGAGATCCCCTGCCAGGTACATGGCATTGGGTTGAGGGGAGCTTTACACACAATGCACACAATGCCTTGCTGGAGAGACTTCGAACAGTCACCACACCTGCGAAGGAGAAGCCATGACACAACGCAACACCACAACACCTCGGGCCAACGGGAAGGCCAAAGGCGAAGGAAGGGCCAAAGGCTCCGCCCCCACCCGAACCCCCGAAGGCAGTGCCCCAGGCGTCGCGGGATCCCGACCGAAGGTTCCACGGGACCGTGGCCCCGCGACGTTCGACGTCGATGACGCGACCATCCCCGAGCCGTTCCTCACAGCACGAGAGGGGGCTCCTACCCCAACACCACGAAGGGGGCCATCCAAGAAGGCTATCAAGCGCCGCAAAAAGTTGGGACTCCCGATTGACCAGCCCCTGCCGAACCCCGGACGCTTCACCAAGGGCGACCCTCGCATCAACCGCGAGGGATCCTCAATCTACAACTTCACCCAACTCCGCAAGGCAGCGCAGGGTATCCTCAACGAAGAAGTGATGGATAATCACCACCCAGAACGAGGAGTCCTGACACGAAGCCAGCACATCATCTTGGACCTGATAGAGTCCAACGATAACCGTGATAAGGCCAAGGCACTGGAGATCGGACATGGGAAGGTCCCCGATGAGATTCACCAGTACAACTTTGACATCGATAAGCTGATGGCCAAGATTGACATGACCAAGCTCACCAACCAGCAACTTGCAGACCTGGCAAGCGGAAAGAACATCGTGGAGGTGGTCCTTGCAGACTACCTCGGTTGATGTATATGCCATTCGTGCTGCCGCTGAGCAGGAGCGAAGAAGACGAGAGGAGGGGAGTCTCAATCTCACTCGTCTTCCTGAGGAGATCGGTCCCTGGTTGAAAGAGGTGTTTCCTGAACACTTCACCTATAACTTCGCACCTCGCCACGAGGAGTTCTGGGACTGGATAGCCGCCTTGCAGAAGAATGTTTACTCACGACCCTTCATTGGTATCTGGGGTCGAGGAGGCACCAAGAGTACTAGTGCTGAATCAGCCGTCGTTCACGTAGGGGCTGAGAAGAAGCGGAAGTACGTCTGGTATGTCTCTGGCACTCAGGAGAAGGCAGACTCTCACGTTGCCAACATTGACGGACTCCTGACAGCTCAGAAGCTCACGGCACATTATCCGGAGCTTGGCAAGAAGGCGCTGAATAAGCATGGCACGGCGAAGGGTTGGAGAAGGAACCGCCTCTCTACAGCACATGGCATGACAGTTGATGCACTGGGACTTGACACTTCTTCTCGAGGGATCAAGTTTGAAGAGCAGAGACCCGACTTCATCGTGCTGGATGACGTAGATGACCTGGAAGACAGTATCGAGATTGTCGAGAAGAAGATCAAAAAGATTACTCAGTCCATTCTTCCCTCTGGCAGTAGTGACTGTGCCGTGCTGTTTATCCAAAACCTCATTCATGAGGACAGCATTGCTTCCCGCCTGGTTGATGGCCGCGCAGACTTTTTGCTCGACCGGATCGTCTCCGGTCCCTTCCCCGCCATCATTGACCTTGTTTGGGAGTATCAACCTTCACCAGATGACCCCACGAGAAATCTTCCTGTCATTATCAGTGGAACACCTACCTGGGAAGGACAGGACATCGAGACCTGCCAGGCACAGATGAGACTCTGGGGACCCTCAGCTTTCCTGAAGGAGGCACAGCATGATGTTGAGGTCACTGGGGGTATCTGGGATGGAATCATCTGGGCACACGTCAAGCCAGAGGATCTTCCTGATATGGTGAAGACCGTAGTCTGGGTTGACCCCGCCATCACAACTACTGATAACAGTGATTGCATGGGAATTGACGTCGGTGGAGTCGATAATACATCGCGACTGTATTGGCTTGATGGCTGGGAGGGGATCACCACTCCAGAAGATGCATTGGAGCGAGCCATCCGGTTCGCGTATACGTATGGATGCCAGTACGTCGGTATCGAGACTGACCAGGGAGGTGATACCTGGAAGTCTGTCTTCCTTCGTGCCCTCGACCGTGTCGTTGCCGAGCGGAAAGAGTATTACGAGAGCCTTGGAGAGAAGGACCCGGCCAAGCCTCCAGACTACAGGTTCGACAAGGCCGGCGCAGGATACGGCTCCAAGGCCGAACGCAATCTCCAGCTCTTGACCTATTACGAGCAGGGAGAGGTCGTCCATGTCATTGGTCATCATGCCTACATCGAGAAGGCCCTCCGCCGCTTCCCCAAGAAGCCTCTGGACCTCGCCGATGCATGGTGGTGGTGTTATCGCGATCTAGTCGACATTGCCGGTTGGCTCCAATATGCAAAGAGGAGAGCACAAAATGCCCAAAACAAGAACTAGCCAAGGAAACACTAAGGGAAGCCGTACAAGAGCCCCCAGAAGGCTTCCAGACGTCAGGAAAGCAGCCTCTGGGATTGAGTCTGGGAACGATTCCCTGATAACCCTGCAAGGAGAGGTCAATGAACTCCGTAAAGGATTCACCACTCTGGGTACACGCATTGACCTGACTGAGAAGGCACGAGCCTGGTTGAAGCTTTCTCAGGCAGGAGCCACTGCCTATCGAAGTACAACCTTCTCGGGCATGGGACTCTTTGGGCCCGGGGAACCTCTGTTCTCTACCTGGGCAGAGACCGAGCCACGATTGTTCCAATATGGTGCCAATGAGAACTTCGTCTCTATTCCCCGGGCGAACTTTGGTTTGGTTGACTTCACAACCTTACGTAACCTGTCCATCATGTGCCAGGAGATACGACTCAACATCCAGAAGGTCAAGGAGATTATCCGAGGCCTGGATTGGGACATCACATTTGAAGGACAGGAAGTCGATGTGGCTGGGATCACTTATCAAGCCACTCCAGACATCGAACGCATCAAGCACTTCTGGGAGAAGCCTGACGGAGTCCACGAATTCGATGCCTTCGTCACGATGTTACTGGAAGAGGTTCTCGTTACCGATGCATTGACCCTCTATCCCAATTACGGCATGGGGAGCCTGGAGGATTTCACACTGGAGATCGTTGATGGTACGACCATCAAGCCCCTTATCGACTTCCATGGTCGAACCCCAAGACCTCCGGCACCCGCGTATACGCAGGTTCTGTATGGCTCACCACGAAGTCATTACACGAGCGAGCGACTCATCTACCTTCCCCGCAATCCTAAAGTGCATTCCCTTTACGGCGAGAGCCCCATTGAGTGGGTCCTCCAGATGATCGTGCAGGCCATCAAGCACGGAGCTGGTACAACCAATTACTTCACAGAGGGGAACATCCCCGGTGCCTTCGCAGGATTGCCAGCTGAGTGGACCGTCAATCAAATTCAGGAATTCACAGAGTGGTTCAATGCTGCCGTTCAGGGAGACGAGGCTCGACAGTGGAAACTCATGTTCATTCCGCACAGTGGTTCCAGCCTACCCGTCGTTCCATTCCAAGCACCTTCCAGTCATGAGGATACCTCCATCAATGAGTGGCTCATGACCATTGCATGCTGGGCCTTCGGCAACGACCCCAGTGAGTTCGGTCTCACCCGCGGTGCAGGTCTGGGCGGAGCCGGTTACATGGAGGCAGGGGAGAACGCGCAGTACCGGGGCAGTATTGCCTCCAACACTCAGTTCATCAAAAGCATCATCGACCGCATCAATCGAGACTGTCTGCAGGCACCCTGGGCAAAGTTCAAATGGGTGGGACTCGAACCTCCTGAAGATTCGATGAACACGGCGCAGGTCCACGGTCAATATCTCCAGCAACAGATTTACACTCCTGCATACGTGCAGGACAAGCTGGGCATTCCTGAGAAGTATCGACCTAAGCAACAGATGGGTATGGGAATTCCTGGAATGCCCGGGGCAACGAACCCGGCCCAGGCGGCACAGGGAAAGAGAGCACTCGTTCCTCCGGTTCCTCATCCAGGCTACGCACCGAATGTCAAGACACCGGCAATCCCTGCACCTGATGTCTTCTATCGTCGCCAGGAACAGGAACGGATGGAACGTGCCATTAGTGACGAGATGGGCAAATGGGAGCAGAAGACGCTACGGGGCCTCAAGAAGAAATGGGAATACTCTGATTGGACAAGCAGTGTTATTCCTGCACCAGCACTGAACAACCTCAATAAGCTCCTGCATCGTTGCAGAGACGAGGGACAAGTAAGACGAGCCTTCATCACCTTCCGGCAGCAAGCTATCAACCACCTTGCCAAAGCCGCCGAGCCCAACCCCATCGCCAAGACCGCCGCGCGTAATAAGCGCGGCACAGGTGCACCCCTTACCGATGACATGAAGCCTAACCCCTACGACTCGCTCATCCTGCCAGTACAGCAGGAGTTCGAGGATGCTCTGGCTGAACACTTTGCCGACCTACAGAAGCGATTGCGTCAGTTTACGCAGGAGAACCTATGAAAATGCGGCGTCCTTCTTTCCCCCAGCCCCCGGTTCCGCAGAGCTTCTGGGAAGATGAGAAGCGACGACTTCTGGCTGTCATTCAGCCGAGGCTTGAATCCCTCTTCCTGTTGGGTGTGCGCATCTCTCTGGATAAGCTGAAGGCAGAGGGCTTCCAGAAGAATGCAGCGAACAAGTGGGCGATAGAGTGGGCTTTGGAACATACAGATACCTTGCTGAGTCAACTCATGGATACGACAGTGCAGGGAACAGGTGAAATCATTGCCACTTGGTTGGAGACCCCGGGTGCAACGATGGGTGACCTTCACCAGGCATTGATGGACAGCACAATGCTGTATGGAGTAGACCGTGCCTCACGCATTGCAGTCACTGAGGTAACTCGTGCATTAGCTGAGGGGGAAATGAAAAACTATCTTTCAAAAGGTATTGGCAAGTGGCGCTGGAATACAAATCGGGATGAGGGCATCATTGATGGTGAAGAAGTGGGGGTCTGCCCTGTCTGCCAACAGCTGCATGGTCAAGTCGTTGAGATTGGTGAACCCTTCGGACTTAGTAAGCGGGGACAGCTCATCATCAAGCCCCCCGATGCACATGTTGGTGATAGATGCTGGGTCACTCCTGTTGTTGAGATACCCAAACGAATCAAGAAGGCAGAGGTTGGTGATAAGAAAGGTCATCCTTTCCGTGGCAACCAGTACGTGAATACTTCATACGGGGATATTGATGTCTCTGAGGTTCAACCACTAAGAAATGAGAGAGATCGATACTTCGTTCGTTTTTCAACTAAGAAGGAAGACGAGGAAGTTGGATGGTCAGCTTATCAAGGGACAGATCTCCAATCATTGATTGAATCAACTTATCCGTATAGTCGAGAGCAGTCTGGATATCTTCACATTGGCCGATATGAGATGACGTCTGATGAAGACTTTGCCGAGGGCGAAGAAGTAGGAAGAGTCTTGGGGTATGATGCTCCTGTCGAGAATGTTCTGGAAGTCTTAGGAAGATTCAAGAAGCACATGGGTCCACATGACCACAAGAAGGGTAGTCCTCAGACAATCCATGCCCATCGTGAAGATGATGAGACAGGGATGCTTCCCACTTCCTACCTGTACGGAGAAGGGATTGAGCATAAGGGTCATCGGGATCCCAAGAAGATTGAGGAACTTCGTCAGTATATGGAAGAACATGGTGAGGTTCCTGGTTATATACTTGTCCAGCGTCAAGAGGATGGAAGGGTCAGTATTGTTGATGGTAATCATCGAGTAGAGATGGCACACGAGCTGGACATCCAGTGGTGTCCTGTCCAATACATCCGAGATGGATTGACCAAGCATCTTGCAGGAGAACATGACCAGAAGGACCACGGACACTCTAACCCGTATCACTCTACACATGCATACTTGGAAGGGATCAGTGGAGGTGGTGAGTCACAGGCGGAGTATGAAGCCCGTCGGAAATGGGAGAGGAAGAAGTCGAGGCAAGCAAAGCTGGATGAGCCTCAAGTCATTCCACAAGAAGCAACAGCTTGGCGAGTTCCTCCTGATGAAACACTCAAGAGAGAATTTGCAATCGAGCATGAGTATCACGGTCTCAGTGCATTTCCCTCAGAGGAAGCTTTCCTGCAAGCTGTCAAGGAAGCGAAGGTTGTTGAAGTCACTCCTGAGATTGATAAGGGAATTGAGTACAGAACCCGAACCCAATCACAGCAGTCTCTCCTCAATCTTATCCGTGGCTATGCCTCCTATCCGAAGTACCGCAACGAGAAGACTTTGGCTGACCTATATCAACGCATTGGAACAGGACAGGCAATGGACATGCCCCTCATTCTAGACTACGGTCACAAGAGACGTGTCTTCTCTGGGAACACTCGGATGGATGTTGCCTTCCAACTTGGAAAGAATCCTCAGGTTCTTTGGGTCAAGGTTCCCCCTCTCAAGAAGCATTTAGGTCCAGGTCCACATCCCTCAGGCACACCTCAAGAAGTTCATGGAGCAGAACATCAAGGACAAGGGACAAAGAAGGAGAAGGCTCAGCTACGAAGTATCCTCAAGTTTCGTGGAGATAATGGAGAGAAGGTTTACATTGAGAAGAAAGGGAACCACTGGGAGACTCAAGTTCGTGATAAGAACGGCGAAGCCCTCGGACCTGTCTATAAGTCCCACACGAAGAATCAGATGATTCGATCCGGCAATCTGGCAGTGCAGGACATTGAAGCTGAGGTTTGGAAGGTGCAGCAGGGGAAGCAGATCAAGAACATTCAAAACTTTACGAATGAGAAGGGAGAGAAGGTCCTCTTTCACTTCTCAACTTGGAATAAAAGATGGAGCGTTCAAATTCATGACAAGAACGAGAACCCCGTGGCGGGTTCTGGAATGTTCTTCCTGACAGGTGATGAAGCTGTTGAGCACGGAAATCAACTCGTGAACAACATGATACATGCCGAGTTTGGAGACTGGGTCGGACCCAATAAGGAAGAGATCAGCTTCTACGAGTCATCAGAGTACCCAGGGATGTGGCACGTCGGCTCGGGGGGTCCAACTATCTCTAACAGTACAGTCTCTTCGTTTAGCAACCCCAGTGATGCCTACAAGAAGGCAAAAGGACTAAAAGATAAGTATACTGAGTTAGGAACTCGGATGGATACAATCAACTCCTTTGGTGGTCCTGAGGGTGAGACGATCCACATCTGGTGGGGGGAGAAGTCAAAGGCTTGGTTAGTCAGACAGAATGAGGGCGAGATTGAATCCTTCGCTGAACAAGACAGTGCAGTCAAGTACGCAGAATCTTTCATTCAAGATGTTTCTCCGAAGACGTCTGGGATGACAGAGATGAGCTCGAGCCTTTCGGGTATGGAGACCAGTAAAGCCAAACCTAAGGGTCTTCGGGCTCGGATGAGGGCAATTGCTAAGTTCAAGCATGAGGATAAGGCCATTCAGTTTGAGAAAAACCATGGTCCTTCTGGAGGCTATAAGGTTGCACTGCTGACCTCTGGGAATCTAGATCATGACACCTTCAAGGTTCTCAAGACCAGAGAAGATGCTGTTGACTATGCTGAAGAGTTGATGGCTAAAATCAAAGGAGTTCGACTTGATGACATCAAGAGTGGAGCTGCTTTACCTGACGACCTGGATAAGGTTATCTTCATCGACTATGATGAGGGGAGCAAGTATTCGAAGTGGGTAGGCTCCGTCAAGCCAGAGCTTGGTCATAATGCTCAGGTAGGAATCGAACAGTATGGAGACGGCTCATACCACAACGTGAATAAATGGCTACGTCGAGGAATCAAGTCTGGGTATCATGAAGGAACAGAGATAACGATCGAGAGACTTGACGAGGCCTTCAAGGCTCCCAGTGGAAGGGCTCCCCAACACCTCAAGCTCTGGAGAGGGACCGGCTTTGATGAAACAGATAAGGACATGATCAACTTCTGGAACAATGCTGTTGGTACACATAAGAAGTTTGAGTTCACAGACAACGGATTCATGTCATCTTCAGTCAAGTCAGAAGTGGGGATGAATTGGGGCGGAGGTTCTGGATTGACATTGAGACTCGAGATTGAAGTTCCTCAAGGAAGTAAGGTCTTGCCATTAGGATCATTATCAGGTCACAGTGGTGAGAGAGAGGTACTCTTCCCCCGGGGATCTACGTTTATTATCCTTTCAGCAGAGAAGTACGGCTCTAGCACAGTCAGAGCAAAAGTGAGGTATATCAATGGCAGATGATGATGATGAGACACAGAAGATCGTTCCTATCCCGATGACAGAACGATGGGCTCTGGATAACTATCCTGGGATGTGGGAGACGAGGGAAGTTCCTGATAGTGAGGAGACAGAGACGGCTGAAGAGGCTGCCCTTATTGACTCCTGGTTGGAAGAGACAGATGAGGAGTTAGACCAGCGTATCGATGAGCTCCTTGCTGAGGAGGATGAGGATCAGAGTCTGACCAAACATCTTCCTGGAAAGCACGAGCAGAAGGATCATGGTCATGATGAGGAAAGCTTTGCTCCCAGTGAAGAAGAGTGGTCTGAACTCAGTGGTCGAACAGTCAGACCTGATGAATTCGACCGTAAGGATCAAGCTAACAAGAGTCACTTCTACAGACAGTGGTCATCAGATGTAGCTGCACAGACGAACGAATACCAACATGAAGCAGTTGACAGCTACATTGATGGAGAGTATCGAGCTATCAATGCCAGACTTCGTGGTTACAAAGTCTCTCCTAGTCAGCGTAACTTGAATCTTCTCATCAGAGACCTAGATTCTTCCTTCGAAGTCTCCACTGCTGTTTGTCCTGAGAACCTCCTTGCTTTCAGAGGAATTACGATTGACCCCGACTTTGGAAAGACGGATAGAGATGCTTATGAGTTCTATCGAGGACTCTCAGTTGGAGATGTCTTCGAGGATAAGGGTTACTTCTCCTCTTCACTCAGTGAAGGAACAGCCCGAGAATTCACGACGGGCTCTCCAGCTTATGTGATGTTTGAGATTGAAGTTCCTGAGGGCTCGAGAGCTCTACCTACCTCTGGGTTCGCTTCTGACATCTCGAAGGTCTCTGATGAACGTGAGCTCTTGTTTCCTCGGAAGACCAAGTTCGAGGTTATCCAGAAGGAATCTGACGGAAGCATAGACGGAGTTCATGATAGTTGGTATATCAAGTTGAGGTTGAGGCATGAATAAGATAACTTTGTCAACGAGGGAACGATGGCCCCTAGATGGACCACTCTTTGTAGAGATAGTTCATCAATCACTCAACAAACATCTTCCAGGGAAACATGAACAGAAGGATCATGGTCATGGAGAAGGTACAGCTGAGGATGAGTTTGATAGGAAGGATGTCACGGAGGGACTGCTTGGAGAAGCCTACACTAACTGGGCTGACTTGTACACTGACCAACTCAACCTTCGGCAGCTTGAAGCAGTCAACGAATACGTTGGGGGCAACTATGACATGTTGAATGCCTACTACAGACAACGAAAACCTGAGTTCTACTACACTCCAGAAGCAGACCCTGAATACATCGAGAGAATCTCAGAAGGACTCGATAGCATATTCTCTAGACCCGAATCTCAGCTTCCTGAGAATGTACTACTCTTTCGAGGCTTAGGCTTCGGAGAAGACGATGCTGAACGGTCTCTGTTCTTGGGTATGCAGCCAGGTGAGATTTTCGAAGACAAGAGTTACTTTTCCTCATCCATGAGTCACTCGGTTGCTCGTTCCTTTGCTTTCAACAAGGGAGACTTTCCCCTTGTGTTGGAGATTGAAGCCCCCCGAGGAACTCAAGCTATCCCGTTGAGTAGATGGGGCTACAACGTAGGGGAAAGTGAAGTTCTTCTACCCCGCAGTTCCAAGTTTCAGGTTATCAGCAACGAGAAAGTGAGTGCTCACGAGGTTGAGTACAACCACATTAGAGTGAGGATACTATCATGAAGAACAATCCTCGACCATTGGCAGAGAGATGGGAGACTGAAATCGTAACTTGGGAGAAGGTTGAATCCATCAAGAAACACTTGGGTCCTGGCGATCATCCCAGTGGTACATCTCAGGAGGCCCACGGCTCAGAGCAAGAAGAATCCACAGACATGACTCCTTCTCCTGTTGCAGTTGGGGCTAAGTCTTACGATCACTATCGTCAACGTGTATTTGAAGAGGGAAGACCCACGAAGTTTGATAAGCAGGGTTGGATACCCACATGGCCTGAGGATCATCCGGGAACTTGGGAAGAGTATGACTATATCAGTCTCAAGCATCTGGAGGAAGACCCTGAGATCGGAACCTTGCATGGCGTTGAGCTACTTGAACGAAGACATAAAAACGATGAGTGGTCTTCTCACGGTTTAGATCTAGACGGTGCCTCTAATCCTGAGGAACTCCAGCAAGCTGTAGAGACTCGACTTCAAGAGGAGCTGAAAGATACTGATGTCTTCATTCGGCTGACACCTAACAAGCTAAGCACAGTTCTGGATGAGGGAGAGTATAAGAACATGTTCCTAACGGGAAAGTCTGGAGTAACAGTTGGAGGAAAAGGAATCACGACAGAAGATTACCGAAATCATCGAATTGAAGCTGAACATAAGCTGATGGGAATCCCCACAGATACTGTTGAAGGTCGACCTATCTACGGTTATCTCAGCAAGCATGAGAACGGTCGACTCTTTCATCCAGAAGGTGAACAAGAATGGGACAAGACAGATGCCTTCTTGGAAGCATATGGAAGCGTAGCTATCAAGCTAAAGCAGTCGACAACACGAGAGAGGACGACCTGGACGAACATGGATAGTTTAGATTCGGGAGGCCGAACCTATACTTCAACTCTCGACCAACCCAGCATGTTCTCTATGCATCACTACTGGGATGCAAGGTCCTATAATGTCGAGGATGACTTTTCAGTTGACGAGGGTACCTACTGGGAGGCCCAGATTTACGGAGGGCTTCGACTGGAAGATATCGAGCACATCTATATGAGAGAAGAGCCCAAGAGCAAACAGCTGCTGAAGCGGCTCAAGAAAGCAGGTATACCATGGACAGTGACAGGCTGATTGCAGAGAATGATGAGGGCTGGTTGATGGCCCGGGCTAATGACCCGACAACAGGATACGTGGTCTTCAAGTCTGATGGACATCTGGGCCCTCAGATGCCCGTTGCGAGTATCCTCTCTCATGGAGACTGGATACCTGTAGAAGAGAAAGGTGAAAAAGATGATGGTGATGTTTGAGCTAGGTCTCTTCACTTTCAGTTTTCTGATGGGCTTCTACTCAGCTGTGAGACTTCGCAATTGGGACTATGTTCTGGGTGCACTGTTCCTCTGTTGGGGGACTGCCTACGGTATCCTTGCACATCTAGGACTGGGTCAGCCAGACAGGGTAGCTGAGACGTTCATCCCCTAGAAATCGACCATTTACAAATTTTGGGAAGTCCTGTAGAATGCCAGTTGGAGGCGAGATGCCTAGCTACAGAATAGAAGTTCCCGACAGCCAGTCATACGAGAAGTTGACTGGCTTTTTTGTTGCCATTCCCGAGAAGATACTTCCTTATCTTGAGAGGTTCTGGGGTCTCTCAGGAGAAATCATCAAGGGAAGAGTTGCTGAGTATCCTCCAACCACAGAAGCAAACTTTCCTGGACGGATTGACCAAGAGGGTCGGCCTGAGGGTTACTATGAGAGAGGGAAGGGTTCCTGGCGACCGATCCTTACACTGCCAACTTTGAATAAGAAGGTTGCCCTCAAGGAAGCAGCTGGGAAGAGTCTGGGCCGAGGACTTCGTATCTCAGAGAAAGACTCAGAGGAAAGAATTCTTGACCGAGTCTACGGTTACACTCTTCGACCTACCTCTGAGAACCTGGGAAAGAGTTGGTATACATTTACTGAGAGAACGCCAGAAGGGATTGTTGGTTCCCTCGGCAACACAGCCAGCTATGCTTCCTACGTACAGGGCTTCTTGGATGAGCAAGCAAGCATTCCAGCCTCGAGAGATTGGATGAGTCTTGAAACAGCTATCGACCAATCAGCTCCTGAGATGCTCGAGCTTGCAGATGTCATACTGGATGAATTCATTGCTGATAACTTTCCTGAAGGTACAGAGAGTTCAACCTTGCCATAGTATCTAAACAGAAAGGTACCCTTTTATGAGATACATCTTCCACAAAGCAGTTAGAGTTCCTGGCAACTCAGACCTCTCTGCACGACTTGCATTGGCAGTTTTGGCAAAGGCAAAGAGAGGGGACAAGAAAGGTCACCCCTTCAGAGGGAATCAATACACTGACTCGGCAGGGAACGAGGATTCATTATATGGTGGGGGAGGAGATCGAAGTCCTCTTCCCTCTGACAGAGGATTTAGTCGAGAAGACAACAGCATTGATGAAGCAATGGAAGGTTTTGGCGGTGGCGGAGGTTACTCCCCTGTAGAAGACCTCGTCTTTGACTTTACTGACCAAGCAGGAGAAAAGTCAGCTTGGTCTACTAAAGCTGAAGAATTCCACGATGAAGAGTATGGCTCTTGGGGGCTAGAGATGAGTCACTCCGGAAAACGAGGAATTCAAGCAAAGCAAGAGGCGACAAGGACATTGACTAACTTAGGATACGAGAAGAAAAGTTCAAAGTCTTGGATCAAATCTGGTCAGCATGTTACTTCATCCATCTTTGCACACCCCGATGAAGAACGAGGGGTTGCTGAAATCAGACAGGTAGTCAATGATGGCGTTGCTATGTCTGGTTGGACTCGGGTTACTTTCTTTGAGGGCATGCCTGACTTCAACAAGTCAGTTCGTTTACGTCGACTCAGAAAAGCAAAGAGGGGGGATCGGGAAGGCCACCCCTTCCGTGGAAATCAGTATGTAGATTCCGCTGGAGGTGATTCAATGAGTCCTTATGACCGAGACCTCAAAGAACGGAAAAAGAGAGGTGAACCTGACTTCTCTGGGATTGGTGATGATGAGCTTTACGATGTTATGGCACCTATCTCTGACTTAGATGATGAGGACCTTGAAGGTCCCAACGCTCGGAAAATCCTCGAGAGAGACCTCGCTCTCTATCTAAAGCATCCCGACCAGGGTGGCACTCGGAACAACTATACACCAGGACAACAAAGAAGGATCGACTCTCTCCTGGCTCCCCTGGTTAAGTGGAAGGGTCGAGTAAAGAAAAATCTTTCAAAGGCAAAGAGAGGCGAGAAGGAAGGCCACCCTTTTCGAGGTAACCAACACGTTCAGGCAGGAGAGCAGAACCAAGGACGCGGAGCTTACACAGGAGATGATGACCAATATTCTCCAGAGTGGAATGAGCAACGAGGTTCTACAGAGGCTACCTTAGCTGAAGAGCTAGGACACGAAGTTACCCTTGGTGATGATGGCTCAGTCTTTGATGTCAAGGGCAACGAGATCGGTTGGGTTGAGTTCAATGATGATGGCTCCCCTGTCTTTCAGGGCTCGGATGACTGGCTCAAGCAGAAAGAGTCCCATGAAAAGAAGGCTCGGGGCTTCGACCGCAAAGCAAAAGATGCTGCCGCCAACCGGGATGCTGAAGGGCTGGTCACTGCTCGACAGGATGCTGCCTTTGAACGATCACAGAAGAGAGAGACTCCTCGTCTTCTGGATGATTTTAGCTTAGGTGAATTGAAAGACATCTTCGGTGACGAAGATTATCAGTACATGAAAGGTGAAATGGGATACTCCGACGATGAAATTAAGAGAAGCTGGATTGATTACTCTCGGGATATCCTTAGAGGAAAAGGATTAGATAATCCTACAGACAAGGAACGAAGTAAACAGATTACTCGTCGAGTTTGGTACAATCAGGAGAAGGCTCAATGAAACGATTACATCTCAATGCTGGACTCTTCAAAGTTGATGAGGCTCGACGTTTGGTCTACGGCGTTGCCACAAGCGAAGCCCCTGACCACAGTCTTGAAATCATGGACTACGGATGGTCAAAGCCCAACTTCATCAAGTGGCAGCGGACAATGCAGAAGATGTCTCAGGGCAAATCCCAAGGCAATCTTCGAGAGATGCACGAGCCCAAGGCTGCTGGTGTTATCAGGTCGGTATCCTACGATGATAAGGGGAAGCGCATCTTCGTTACTGCTGAAGTCGTTGATGACCAGGCCTGGCGGAAGGTTATGAAGGGAGTCTATACTGGCTTCTCCATTGGAGGCTCCTACGGCAAGAAGAAGAGGGTTGGTCCCTACACCCGCTATGAGGCCATCCCTACTGAGATCAGTTTAGCCGATTATCCGCAGAATCCTGAGAGTATCCTGGAACTCGTCAAGGCTGCCGGAGTTACGATGAAAGTTCCTGTCGGCACCGACCTACGGAAAGCTAAACGAGGTGATAAGGAAGGCCATCCCTTCCGGGGGAACCAACACGTTCAAGCTGGAGAGTATCAGGGCTCTGAGGAAGAACGTCCAGACATCTCGGATAGTGGAGATGATGAAGAGGCCTTAGCTTACGCAGAAGAACAAGCAGAAGCTGATGAGTTCAGAAGTCAGCTGAAGGGCTACAGTGATCGTGAACTTGAGGATGAATTCAGTGCACTGCAGGACGAAGATCCCGATGCTGCTTCTCTGGTAGAAGAGGAGATGAACCGAAGACGAGACCGTTTCGACAGCTTTGACCCCAGCAACTTCGAGCCAGAGAGAACGAGCGATTTTTCACGACTGATGCTGGAAGGAGCTGAATGGTATCCCTCCGGACAAGTCTCCAGCTATGAGGACAGCAGCTATCTTACTCATGACAACGGAGGTATCTATCGCTTAGGAGATAAGGAGTGGCAGTTCACTATTTCTCCTACTTCCAGCAGTCGAGGAGATATGAACCCGAAGCAAGCTGAAGAAGACTTGCTGATGTTCCTTGACGGTCAGGGGGTTCCTGACGGAGTTCAAATCCGTGACAACTCTGAGGCGGGTTATCTGACTAACGATGAAGGTGTTGAATGGACCTATCCTGATGGCTCACGCTTCTTCATCTCCATCCTGGAGAAGTCAATGGGGAGACCCTCTGGACTGGTGAAGGGGGAGAAGCCAACACCCCGTCGAAGACGTTCCACCTCACGTATCTATCACGAGAGAACCCTCTCTCTGGAGAAGTTGTTCAAGGCTAAACGGGGAGAGAAGGAAGGGCATCCCTTTAGGGGTAATCAACATGTGAAGGCGGGGCAGCAGGGTCAAGAGGATGATGAGGTAGACTTCGACGATCCCGACCTGGTTGGTGATGAAGTCACTGGTTGGGACAACCCAGCAGGTTATGATGAAGAGACTGATGAGTATCTTCCTCAAGCTGATGCAGACTCCTTTGCAGAAGAGATGGGAGGTAGTTCCTCTGGCTCTTACGATCCCGAAGAAGACTGGGAAATCTCAAAGGAGGATATTCTCTCCGAACTTCGGTCTTCTCAGGGCAATGATACACTGACGTTACGAGAAGAGAACGGCAAAGTCTTCGTTGATGATAACGGAGGTCTTGATGCTCAGGAGATCGGTCAGCTTCACTTCCGGGATGATAGCTGGACTCTCAAACCGAGTACCTCTGGAGAGAATGAGTTCATGTTCGATGAGGAGACTTCACTCAAACAGAAGAAGGATAACTCACTCTCTGGAAATCAGTGGGAGACTCCCGCAGGTCGGAAGAAGAGAGACCGAAGGGCTAAGATCGCCCAGAAAGCTCCGAAGTCGATTACTCCGAAGATGCTGCAGGAGCATCCTCAGTATACCCGGGAAGACTATGAGTACTTACATGATAAGGGTTGGACGAATGCTGAAATCTACACCCGCTGGAACGAGGAGTTCAAGGAAGGAAAGACTCCTACCTCTGTCAACAAAGATAAGGACCCTCGTTTTCAGTATGATTGGTCAGCGGGCATGACTATAGATGATTCGGGCAACGTCATCCCAGATACTAAGACGAAGAAATCAGTTACTAGTCTCGATGCTTTCGAGCATGCCTTGATGAAGGCCAAACGAGGAGAGAAGGAAGGGCATCCCTTCAGGGGTAACCAACACGTGAAGGCAGGACAGGAAGGTCAAGGAGCTTTTGATAACGAGAATGATCGGAGGTTGTCTGCTCAGGAATCAGAACAGGCCCGAAGTGAGTATCAGCGAAGACATACATCTCGGGATATGACAGACTTTCCTCAAGGAGACGAGACTGAGTGGACCCTGAATGAAGATACAATGAGAAATCTTTTCGGGGAGTACATGAATAACCACGAGGTAACTGAAGAGAGCTTCAATGACGCGGCTGATTGGGCTGCAGGAGAACTCGGTCTTCCAGAGGGGTACGAGTTTCCTGAAGAGTGGAGCAGTTGGTACGATCAAGAGTACGGAGTATTCAACGGAGAAGATATCACAGAAGGAGTCCAGGAGAAGTTAGACGACCAGCAGAGAGAGGGTGAGGATGGCTGGACTTCTAACCATGTTGGAAGCGACGGCGAAGTTCACAACCTCCAGATTTCCTTTACTGAAGCCACAATCGACCGGGGTGCAGATCCTGAAGGAAACGATGTCTATAACGTTCGCTTTACTCCACTTATCGATGATGATGAAAGAGTTATCTGGGCTGACGATGACTTTCCAATCACTGAGAAGGGTTTAGCTCAAGCAAAGCAGTACGCCTTTGAGAGAGCGAAGTCAATGGACTGGAAGAAGCCAAAGAAGAAGAAACGAGGACCAAACAGACCGAAAGGTCCTGGCATCTCTTACTCTATCTACGACTAACGATTACGTGTCTATCTCCCTGTTGTCTATCAGGGAGTCTTACAACTGAATATCAACAAGGAGATTACTATGACAGTCCGAGAAGATTTTACCAAACACCTCGAGACTTTAGAGAAGGCCGGCTACACCAACGTAGCCGGTTCTTTGCGTCAGGTCCACGAGGTTGTGAGTAAGTACACCAGTGACCATCCTGAAGAGGATGACCAGGTCACTGAGGTATTGATGAAGGCGTTCCCGCCTCCAGAAGAAGAAGAAGAGGCACCGCCTGAGGAAGAGGCGAAAGGAACACCCTGTCCCGAATGTGGTGCAATGAACGAACCCGGTGCAACTGAATGTGCTTCCTGTGGAGCCCCGATGGGCAGCAGCGAGGAATCTCCTGATGCGAACCCTGAAGAGCAGGGAATGCAGGACCCCGCAGCCCAAGAGGAACAGGCCGTCAAGAAGGTTCAGATGATCGTGGTCGATTTATTGGAAGAGCTGGGTCTGGTAGAGAAGGCCGGTGGTGTAGTCAAGGCAGTGGACATGAAGGCAACAACAATGGCCCTGCACAAGAACACACAAGCTGGTGTTCGAACCCTCGCTGGAGATGTTGCTCAGCTCTCAGTCCTCCTGGATGAACTGACAGAAGAGTTAGCCAAGCGGATCGGCGGTCAAGGACCTGTCCTTCGAGATATCGGGACTCTTATCCCGGGCTATCTGGAGAAGGCAGCCGAGGCCGACAGTTTGCAGAAGGCTATTGATGCTGAGTCTAACCCGCTCGTTAAGGAGCGACTCCAACAACAGCTCTCACGTCTGAACATCTCACTCCAGCAATCTCGTCAACTCTCTTCACCAACATAGAGGAGAGGTTCACCCAACTAAACTATTACAAAGAGGTTTATCATGAAAACAATCGCCAACCTCTCTGAGATGACCGAGGACCTGAAAAAGGATTTCCGCAAGGCCGTTCAAGAGAGCAAGAAGATCAGCGGTGAAGCCCTGCGCAAGGCAGGTATCACTCAATCTACGGGCTTGGTCGCTTTCGACCTGCAAGCTCCCGCCAAGCAGCTGTTTCCCGTCTTGACCCCGCTCCGCAACAAGATCCCCCGGGTTGATGGGAAGGGTGGCACGGCTACCAACTGGAAGGCTGTCACGGGTATCAACACCCTTCGACTGCGCGGTTTCGTTCCTGAAGGAAAACGGAACGGGAAGGTTACCACGACAGTGGTTGACAAGAATGCACCGTACCGCACTCTGGGCATGGAAGACTCTGTCACCTTCGAGGCAGAAGAGGCCGCTCAGGGTTTTGAAGACGTTCGAGCCACCACTGGTCAGCGTCTTCTCTGGGCAACCATGATCGAGGAAGAGCTGGCAATCGTTGGAGCCAATCGCAGTGTTGCCTTAGGCACGCCTACTGCACCCACAGTTTCCGTTGTTGATGGCGGCGGAACAGTTGCAGATGCCACGTATAACGTCATCGTCGTAGCCCTCACCTTGATGGGCTACAATGCCGCCTCCTTGGCTGATGGTGTTCAGACCGAAGTCACAGTTACCCCTGCAGATGGTGGAGCAACCTTCGCCTATAATGCAGGTTCTTCGATGAAGTCGAATGCCACCAACTCTGGCGCCATTGCCAATGGCGGAGACAGCATCATCCGTGCATCCACTCCAATCGTCCCTGGTGCTGTAGGCTATGCCTGGTACGTAGGCACAGCTGGCAACGAGACACTGGAGGCCATCACCACCATCAACAGCGTTGAACTTACTGCCTTGACTGGCACAGGACAGAATGCCTCAGCGGTCACGGCTGACAAGTCAGTCAACACCTTAGGCTATGATGGGTTCCTCTATCATGCCTGGGCATCTGGCAGTGGAGCCCGTATCGTCAATTTGGCAACGGGCACCCCAGGTGCAGGGACGACATTGACTGCTGATGGCTCTGGCGGAATCAATGAAGTCAATGACATGTTTGAGTACTTCTGGGAGAACCTCAAACTCTCTCCGACGTACATCTACTGCAACAGTCAGGAGATCAGCACAGTCACCAACTTGGTGCTCTCTGGCACCAGCAAGGCATACATTCCGTATGTCAGCAGTGGAGACTTTGCATCAGGGCTCCGGATCAAGTCCCTCCTGAACCGCTTTGCAATGGGAGGGTCTGTAGAGGTTCCCATCGATGTTCATCCCGACCTGCCTCCTGGTACGATGCTGTTTGAAACTGAGACACTGCCGTATCCTGTGAATGGTCTGGAGAATGTCAGGGAGATGAAGCTCCGCCGAGACTACTATCAGATGGAATGGCCGCTTCGCACTCGGGAGTACGAGTCTGGCGTGTACTGTGATGGTACTTTCGTCCACTACTTCCCTGCATCCTTGGGCATTCTGACCAACATTGCTCCACAACCCTAATCCAGAAGCCTCCAAGATGACCAAAATTGAGGGGCAGGCTGCACGTAGTAGCCTGCCTCTTTAGGTAACTATGGTTGAAAGGAGTTTACATGTATTTTAGCCTCAATTCAACGAACGTCGCATTCCTCTTTTTGGCATGGGCGTTCTTCCTGGGACTGGTCGGCTTTAGCCTCACTGCTGTTCCTACGTGGTTCATGATCGTCGCCACAGTCCTCTATCTGGTTGTTACTAACCAAAGGAGTACCCCCGCATGAACAAAAAGCCTGCTGAGAAGATCAAGTATCACGTGGCCCCTGGCATTACGTCCTTCACCTTTCAAGGAGAGCCACATGCCGTTCCCAAGAGCGGCATCTTCGAATGCACCCCTGAGGAAGCCAAGGAACTGCTGGCACAGAACATCCTGGTGATGTCTGTCGCCGACACTTCCAGGAAGGCTGGGGTTGACTTGGAAGGCAATCCCCCCAAGCCTACACAACCTCAGCCGAAGGCTGGGAAAGACGTCGAACCTGGAGGCGAGACTACTAAAGCCTCCAAGCCGTCCAAGTCAGAATAGGTAGTCCCATGCTCTACACGACAATTGAAGCATTCAAGCAAGCCTTAGACACAGAGACTGCAGTCGCTGCAAAAGTAGCTGAGCTGAATGCAACAATGGAATCCGTTTCTCGTTCAATTGACCGATACTGCACAGGTCAACCGTATGGGAGTGATAATTACTTCGAGCTAGATGATGTCGTGGATGAGCTACTTCCTGGTCAGATCGATTCCACTGGGAACATCCTCTGCTATCCGCGAAAACCAAAAGTTACAGCAGTCAGTGCAATATCATATCGGCTCAAACCCGCCGACCAGTGGACAGAGATACCCGAAGAGAATGTAACGATCACCAATGCTGTCAAACTTTGGGTGGGCTCAGGCCTTCGCCAAGGACCCGTTCTACTTCAGCTCTCCTATACGGGCGGACTCTCCTCTACATCTGTATCTCTTCCAGCGGACTTCCGGGACGCTGCGACAGTACTTTCAGTACGGTTCTATAAAGAGGTCAAGTCTGGTCTGGGAGACTCGATAGGAGTTGCTGAATTGGGAACGATGGTCTACACGAAGGCCTGGCCCGAACGGGTCAGAGCTATGCTACAACCTTATGTGAGGACAGTACCATGGACATAGCTCAAATCAAAGAGAGATTGGCTGCGATTGAGCGATTGATTTCCGGAGTAACTCGTGCAGAGGCTCATGCTCCCTCCTCTCTCCCTGAAACAGACCTACCGATGTTCTTGAACTTTGTCGGTCAAGCAAGTCACGATCAAGAAAGACTGGGAGAGAACCTGGATTACATCAGCAGAGAGTTCCGGGCTGTCCTTTACGTTACTCCGATTAGTTCAGGCATCTCTCAAGAGGCAGAAGCGAGGGTTGAGCCCTTCATCGACGCTTGCTCAAAAGTTTTCCTGGCTCATCCTGCACTAACCTCACCAACTTATCCATCCCCAGCTTCCTGGGTACAGAGGGCACGTTTATCCTCAGACTCAGGAGTTACAATCGTTCGATTCTCGGAAGGGTCGAGCGTCCAGCGTTTCCTCGGCATCGAGTTTAGAATTCGGGTCGAGGGTCAATCATGGTTCGAATACACAGAAGGAGAATAACATGACAGATTCATTGCTTTCAGTTGGCTTTAGAAAAGCAGTCATCTATAAGCTGAACTCCAGTGGACGTGTTGCAGCAACAGCAACGACTGTTTACACTGGTAGTGAGCTTCGAGGATCGAAGAACTATGTCCTCAATATCCCTGAGGCTCGGCGTATCAGCCATACAGGCAATGACCGGGTCTTGGCCGTCGATCAGCTGCCCAGTTTGGAGCCCAGCGCAGGAGAAGTTCGAGTCTCCGTGCTGGACTACGATATTGATGCTATGCTGATGGGACAACTGGTCAACACAGTGGGAGATCACTCTTTCATCGGTCGTCAGACCGAATTTCAAGGGAGTGAAATCCAGGTGGCTCTGCTACTCTTCCAGCAGTCTTTGGACAAGACGACAGGAACTCGACGTTGGCACTGGCATATCGTTCCTAGTACTCGTCTCGTTCCCATCATTGCAAGCTTTGGAGAGAATGCTGAGGATCATCGGTACACCATCGCACCCAACATCGTTACCAAGCACATCTGGGGTACTGCGTTCGATGTACTCACGGATGGCTTCACCGAGTCTGCGATCCTGGACGGCTTCTCATCCAATAAGCCGAAGCTCGTCGCCTTCAAAGGCGATGGAGTTGAGGATGCCTTTGACTTCGAGGCGGGCATTCCCATGGCAAACAACACCTATCCTGTCTGGGTGAATGGCACGTTGCAGGTAGCCGATGTCACGAAGACGACAACGGGAATGACCTTCACGGCACCTCCTGCAGCAGATGCTGATATCATCGTTTTCGGTTCTACAGTGAAGTAGTCATGGAAGAGAAGAAGATCACTCTTCCTCACTGTGGTAAGAAGATCACAGTTATCTCTTCAAGCCATGGATTGTCAGTCTTGCGAGCAGGACTCGTGTTGGAGGCAGAGGCTGATTGGGAGATGAAGCACAAGAATGAACCCCGTTCTATCCAGCTGAACCTTCAACGGTATGACTACACGTATCTCTATCCCTCTCTCATAGCTTGCAGTAAAGGGAAAACCCTCCCTACTTACGAAGAGTTTGCCAATCTCATCGAAGCTGATGCAAACCTGTGGATAGACACCGTGAAGAAGGTCAATGCACATTGGTTCCCTCGAGAGGAAGAGGAGCCAGATGCAACTCCTGCGGATCTCGCAAAAAAAGACGAACCACCGACCAACTCTACCTAAGATTGCAGGAGCTCGTGGATAGAGAGCTGACACTCGAGCGACAGCTTCGGAACAATGAACCTTCAGATGAAATCCTGGAGGATCTTGTTCCTCTGACTGAGATGCAGATTGAGCAATACTTTCCCCTTTGGCTTCGGTGGAGATCAACAGGTAAGAGGCACCTTCTTTCTCAGCTCATGAAGGAGCCTGAACTACCTTACATGGTCGTTGATGAACTTGAGACTATCTATCAGAGAATGTTGACAATCAAGAGAGAAGAGAATGGCTGACCAAGAGAAAACTATCGATGTTGTCTTCAATTTCAAAGGCAACAATCAAGATGCAGTCAAGGCACAAGCTGGACTTGATGCGGGGATCAAAAGGGCAGCTGAAGGTCTCAAACTCGAAGCTCGTCAAGCACAAGAGAGACACCGCTTCGTCCTGCAGGCAGGCCAAGCTCAGACAAGACAGTTTCACCAACAGCAAGAGGAGATCAAGAAGACAGCTGAGGCAGTCAAACAACTCCACAAAGAAACACAGCAAGTGATGGGTGGATCTTTCGTTGGAGATGCACTAGGTGCAGACTTTGAGGCCTGGAATAAACAGTTCGAAGCGACTTTCGATAACGTCAACAAGAAACTGATTGACCTACGAACAGGCAAGAAGGCTACACCTGAAGAACTCGATCGATTTACCAAGGCTCCACTCTCTCAACTGGGAGGTTTAGGTCAAGCAGAAGAAGAGGATATCTACGGACCTGTCACACCTGAAGAAGAGGCTGCGATGGCAGCTGAAGCTCAGCAGCGAATTCGTGAAGAGCTGAAGAAGACGAAAGAAGAAGAGAAAGAAAGAAACAAGCTCATTCAAGAATCTCTCCGAGGATACTTCCAGCAGACAGAAGGACTCCGAAAGATGGTTCCTGTGATGCGGAAGGTAGGAGAGCAGGGACTCATCATCTCCCGCACAGCTTTCTTCGCTGGCTCTGGAGGCGTTGCAGGTCTCACTGCTTTGGCAGTCAGTTACATCCGCTCTCTTGAACAAGCTGACGACCTCTCCAGACGATGGGGAGCGAGTCAAAAGTTGATTGCCGACAGTCAGAAAGAAATCGGGGAGACAGCCGCTACAGTCATTCTTCCTGTTTATGAGACGTTAGCTCAAGTTGCACAGTCAGTTGCTGGTATCGTCAACCAGCATCCAGAACTTATCAAGATAGCTTTCGGAGCTGCAGCAGGCACAGCAATCTTAGGCCTGTTGGGTATGGCTGTCTCACGTGGTATCAAACTCGTTGCAGATACCATCTACATTGCCACGACGGCACAACAATTACTCGCAGCGAAGCTCATGGCTGGGG